TTTTTCTCCGAAAACACAGTAAGACTTTGGTGACCTAAGAAATAGGGACAATCCAAAAAATTATCCAAAAATATAATTAACTGTGGATTCAATTCAATGTTGTCTAAAAAGGGTATTTCGTAATCTCTTAATTGCAGTTCAGTAATTAAAAACTCTAAACCCTTGTCAGTAAGACGTAGCCCGCCTTGATTTTTGGTTCTTGTGTTGTGCCACCAAGTATGTTTATACAATCTTAAATTGGCATCATCTGTACTTTTACCCCATTCTTTTAAAAAGAATTTAGTGTACAGTTCTTGCGAAATCATTTTAATGTTTGCCCTTGTGTCAACATCACAACGGAAAAATCCTCACATGCGAATTGTGCATTGAGTTTTTTAACTAGATTAATTGCATGTCCCGGATTACTGAAACTTACTTTTTTATATTTTGGTCCAGGATAATTTACCAAACTGTTAAAACTTTTTAAGTTAAATGGTTTTTCTTTATAGAACACCGCCCAGATAGCATCAGCATCGAGTATTTGCTCGCACTTGTAATTTTTCTTGTTGACGTATTCTAATAATATACGCGGTTTTGGTCTGCTCATAAGTTCTCCATAAACTACGTATATATTTATCTACTACTGATTAGAAAATCCGCCCCCGTCTAATTGTACAGTAACAGTGTCACCGGTGCTTTTTTGTAGATTTTTCAACAACACTTCGTAGTCTTGATTAACTTTACTGAGGACTTCACCTAACGCATACGACAACAATTTGGCACTTTTTATGTCTATTCTAACTTCTTTTTGTTGGCCAATATCTGCAGCCTTTATCTGTTGTATTAGAGACGTTATAGGATAGGTATTAATCGGGTTTGACATTGCTCAACACCTGTTTCAATTCTAATTCTGTTCGATATGGTCCTTTGTAAGGATATCTTTCTACAGTGATCAATTTAGGGCAAAAACTTTTGACCCACCCTTTGTTAAATTGAATAGCATAGTATCCTGCACAATAAAGACTTTTGCTTTGAGAACTTTTGGTATACAACGGTAATTTTCGTTGAACATCATACATAGCATTATATGGCCTAGACGCCGAAGGAAATGTATGAACATCATTATTCTGCGTATCAATGGACACATTTTTGTTTTTAGATTGGAAAAAATCTTTGCCAAATCTTTTTATTAGATCATCTTTTTTATTAAATGTGGCTTCGCCCGTCTTTGAACTCAACATGAATTTGTTGTTTTCTTTTTTGTGCAAAGTGGCTACTTTTTCGCCGTCTTCTTCAACTATCCAAAATTTACCATCTACGATTGGTTTGGCTGTTATATTCATTTATTTTAGTCCGTTAGTTTTTTGATACACAGTAGTTCATACCGATAAGTTGCTCGCCACATATCTTGCCTGAAAGGGTTGAGCATATTGCTGAATGTTGTCTGCAACACGTTGCAAATCAAACAGATTACAGAACTTTAACAATCTAATTCCCACTTGATCCACATTCTTTGGATCCTGCGTCTGTACTTCTATAGTTTCTTTAATTATGGTCTTGATTGCCACGGGCTGTGCAGTCAAATCAATAAGTTGTACATTGCGATTGTAGTCATCTAAAACTTTGTGTTCTTTGCCTTCGTGGTCCACCCATCTCTGAAGCATGAGATTGTTCCACGCAAACCCTTTGCTGTTTCGATCTTCAAATGCTTCTTTCATTTTAGTTTTACGCACCCCGGGATAGGCACTAAACACATTGTCACTGGTGTCGCCACGAATACATTTTTCAAAAAGTAACCATTCTGGATCAGGTACAGATTTAGGCTCTTTAGTTTTGGAATCCACAACCAGTCGACCTTTTTTGTCAAATATACCAGTGTGTGTAGTCAACGTTTCTGCAACACCATTATATTGCTTAACATTGGGCGCAATCAGTTGCACAAAATCACTGTCAGTTGAGATAATCACATGATCTGCATCGGGATGTGACTGTATGAATCCAGCAATTAGATCATCTGCTTCTAGTTGTGGATGTTGTAACACTGTACAATTAGTTTTGGTACTGATAAACTCTTTAAATTTATCAAATGTTTCCCAGAACAGTTTGTCTTCTTCTTGTTCTTTCTGGGTCATGGCTGCTCGCGTAACTTGTCGATTACGCTTGTAAGGGGCGTAATGATCCTTGCGCCAACTGCGTCCCTCGAGGCAGAACACCACATGGGCACCATCAAAATCTTGCCATGCTTTTTTAATAGCATTTAGTGTAATGTGCATGGCCATACCTAATTTGGTATCTGCATCACCTTTGATCACGTGTCTAGCACGAAAAAATGTATTTGCTGTATCTACAAGGATAAAAGTCATTGATATTCCATATCTGCTGCGAGGACAAAACGATTTTGAATACTAGGGCATGGGCCAGGCCTGTGCCAAACATTACTGGGATATATCATCCAAGAAAAATATTCTGGTTTAATAAAAAACGTAGGATCTCTTTCTGGATGCCCTGTGCTAAACTCAGTACCACTAGTGTCAACCATATCGATATCTTTGGGGATATCTAAATACATTATACCTGATATTTTTGTAGTTGTCAAGTCATGCTGATGATGATGCCACAATTGGAATCGATCTTGATTGGCATCGTGACTAGTCATGAAACTCCAACAGTTTATTCCTTTGATACGTACCTCTTTGCCCAAATACATAAAACAAGCAAACATAAAACTCATACGGTACTTTAGCCAAACTGATTCATTTCGAGCAAATAAATTTTCTTTGGTTTGATACTTAGGACTATTTTCAAAATAATTTCCACTATCAATTATTTCTTTTACTATTTTGCAAGTTTGCTCAGTATCATGTTGAAAAATTACAGAAGAAAAATTATATTTTTTAACAATGCTATTGCAATCCACTGTCATGATTTTGTACTGTTAATATTCACAACATTTATGCTGCCTGCAGAATTATCTCCGTATCCGTCTTCGGACAGAATATTTCTTGCAAGATCTTTAAACCATCTATCTACTGTTTCTTCTTCGGGATTAGACTCAGTGCCATACCCTGCCTTTATTAACTCTTGAATAAACAAACTATTCCAATCAAGTTCAAAAAACCCGTTTCGGATATTGTCTTTGTTAACGTGAGTATCTAAAACAGCTACATAGGGCATCCCTAGGGCAGTGGCACGTTCTTTTGGGCTAAGTTTCGCTTGCTCCTCTTCTTTTTTCACACGAAGTGTTTCTGCAATTGATGCAGCAATGGCAGCATCTGATTCTGCTTTGGCCAATGCCGCTGCTCGAACTGATGCAATTGCGGCAGTTTCTGCTTCAATTTTTAAATCTTCAATTGCTTGAATACCTGTAATTTTTTTAAAAAACTTTTTAAACATCATGTACCCCACTCATTTTTAAACAACGGCACTTGCAAACGATCGCTATAACGTAGTCCGTTTTTCATTGCCAATATTGCTACGTTTTTATTATTCATAGTGTAGACACTTTCAACACCGCCCACTGGCATTAGGTAAACATGTCCAGTAAAACCTGCTGTACGAAACTCTGCAGTTGCTCGCTGTGCATCTTTAAAGTCTTGTTCTGTAGCAATAACAAATTTCAAATACACTGTACCGTACTCTTCGTATTCACATACAATTTCAGGACAGATTGCATCTTCCCACTTCTCCCCACTGCAAGGCAATTTTGCACTTACTGAGAATGTAATTTCTCTCCTAAAGTCTTGATCATGATGATGTGCCCATGTATGTAGATATGAAGCAAATTCTGGAGTTAACTTTTGAGTACCATTTGTTTCAAAGGTAATCTCTCTAAGTCGATTCATGCTAGCATGTGACAACAAATCTGGATAAGCACGTTGCCAACCCAGTAACGGCTCACCGCCAGTGATAACCAAATGCTCTTCTTCCCAACGACGGTGTGGAAGAATTTCCATAATACGATTTACAATAGCACTACTTTCAAGCATTGGACTTAGGTCTTTAAAGTCTGGATGCCAACTAGCATAACTATCACAACCTGTGCTAACTAACGGTAAGTCTTCATACTTTGTAAACGGAGTAATCATTGTGTGTGTAGCGGCAATGTCTGTTGCTTCGTGACTGACTTCACCACGAGGCATGCCAAAGCCTGCACATTTAAAGTTACATCCGAATGTGCGTAGAAACACACTGGGGACTCCCATGTAGCGTCCTTCACCTTGTATGCTGTAAAACAGCTCTGCAATTTTAATTTTGCTCATAAATGTTTGACCACTTTTTTAATTTTTCATGTTTTGCTTCGGCAGATTTTTCAATGTTAGCATAACTAACAACATCCATTTCTTGTAGAATATCAATCATAGCCATTAGGTCACCAAGTTCTTCTTCAAGATGCTCTCTATTAGTTTTAGGTTTGCCTGGCTTATAATTGTCCATACCGAATCGATTGATTTTACTTACTGCCTGTATAACTTCGGCACATTCTTCACTGAGGATGTTCATCACTTCGTCAATTTTTTCTTTCATTTCTCAATTCCTCAACATCTTTAACTGCTAATTGTAACACATCTGCATAGTTAAGAGCAACCTGTTTGTTCATAACAATAGCAGTTTCGAAACCAACATACCCTTTGGTTAACAAAGACCAAATATGATACCAGCGTGTTTTTGACCAAAAATTGGTTCTAGTATTAGTGTAAATTGTTACAGTAACACCGGTATCCTCTGCCTCCACGTCGATGGTATGGGAACAATCATCATCACCGCACTCGCAGACAACTTTATACATCTTTGAAGATCCCCAGGAATTTAACAATAAAATACCTTGTGCTGGTTCTTGCGCAGTCATAATTTTAAATTTTCCATCATGGCAATTTTAGCAATACGTTCACCAAAATCTTGATCATTAGTAATAATATAAGTAGTAGAGTTATTGCGATCACTTTTGCGATCGTAACGTCTAAACTCTACAACTTTACCACCTACGGCATTAAACACTTTAAAGTTTAATATAGGGTCGTCGCTGACTACATCACACTCATCTTGAGGTATTAGGCGACTTCTTGATAATCGGATTTTGCCGTTGTCGCCTTCATACTCGTATATCTCTCGACCTTCTTGGGTCCAGCGCCATAATATCTTTTTCAACCAATTCATTTACATGTTCCTAGCCAATTGTCTAATCTTTTTGCAGCCTCGTCAAAGTCTATGGCCCATACTTTGGCATAAATCATATTGTCTTGAATATGCATGTCAAACGGAACAACACCGTTAAATTGAAAGTCTTCCGGAACTTCTGTAGTCACAGTAAATTCATTTAGATTCTTTGCACGAAAGATTAAGTTGTTAGCCATGTCAACTGAGTTCATAATAATTCTTAAACTGGAAAAGGCCATGCGTTGCCGGGAGCCGGGCGAGTTCTAAGTTTTACATTTTCTTCAATAACAGTGCCGTCTTCTTCGCACAGGCTAACTTGATATGGTGCAATAATGTGAACAGCGGCATCTTCTTCCGCCCATTCATGCTCACCGTCATAGAGCCATCCTGCACCACCTTCGTAGTAAAGTTCTTTTAATTCCTGTTGTTCCATTTCGTCGATGTCGTCACTGAACTCCCATTCAATGCTACAACTATCATCAAACTCGCAACCCCATCCTGCATCTGTTCTAGCATAGGCAACATCGTCGCCCTCCCATGGGAGATTACAGTCTAATTCGCCTTCAACAAAGCCTTGACCCCAGCGATAAGTTTCATCAATATTGAACCAACTGACACTATCATCAGGGTTTCTACGATACATTTCTACATGGTAGACAATGCTTTTCTTTTCCAGTGGTTTGATTAGATATACAGTCATTTGAACATCCTTGTATCTAAAATTATTGACGCACCTAACACTAACCATACTATGCCAGGCCAAAAACTTCCACTGGCAATTTGTACAATGCCTGAACCTATGTTAGCACCGCCAACTACATAGCCGATCGTTTTACGGTTACGGCCAAACCATTCAAAAAACTTATCCATTATTGTCTTCCTCTATAAAATCGATCATGTTGCCATCTTCGTCGGCACATACAACTCGTGAATTACTGTCCTTGTCAGTGACTTCTACAGGACCCCATACCCAAACTTCAGTATCGCTAAGATACCAATCACCTTCGCCATCATCTTCTAAGGCATATGAACCATCTTCTTCAATAAGTTCACGCAGACGTTTTTCTTCATCTTCGTCAACGTCTTCAAACTCTATGTCAAACCAATGACCGCCATCATTCATATCGATAAGTTCAGTCTCTTCGACATTGCTACCAAAACAACTATACAAATCTATACTATCTTTTTTACCATCACCACCTGGAACTTCTGTAAATTCGATATCAGGAAATTCATCGTCATTAGTTTCTAAGCTAAATTCTGCATTGCGAAATCCCATTCTAACAATGATCTTACCTTTAGTTTTACGATTGTAAAAATATTCAATTTGTTCGCAGGATTTTTTGTAGTGTGTTCTAATAGTCCAGATTGCCATGTTAAGTCTCCTTAATAAAGTATTTTGATGCAGGATACTTTTCCTGCAACCATTCTAATAAGCCCTCTTCAATAGGCAAACGAATGCTGTCAAACTTGTTGGTAATGTATCTCATCGGGGTGCAAACTCCTGTTGTAGTTTAATGTTGTCAAAGAATTCTTTCTTTGTATGAGGATCATCTTTAAACGACCCTTTTAACACAGTAGTTTGTGTAAGACTTGAGTGTGCCATAATACCTCGATTTTCGCAACACCCATGAATCGCCTGCAC